CTGGTCACAGTCAGGTAACCCTCTTTTTTCTTGCTTATAAATATAATTAAAGTCTGTCCTGATGAAAACATATAGGGATTTAAAACTTACTCTCCGATACAACCAGCAATTAAATCCTAAGATCTGGGTCGGTGAAGCAATGAAACCTGAAGTCAGGCAGGGACTAGTTCGTATTGCCGAGGAGTGGGCAGAGTTTGCAAATATTCCTAGTGGTGCTATAATTGATGTAGTGCTAGTAGGTGGCAATGCCAATTACAATTATACTAAGTATTCTGATCTGGACCTTCATCTTATTGTTTCCAAGGAAGACATTGCCGATTGTCCTGATCTCATTGATGATTACTTACGAGACAAGAAACAACTCTGGGCTCTCACCCATAATATTCAGATCTATGGACACGATGTTGAACTCTACGCTCAAGATAGAAGAGACCCAACCCCCTCAGGTCAAGGAGTATTCTCCCTGATGAATAGTTTGTGGTTGCGTCGTCCCACATATCAGGATGTGAACCTTGCTGATGCTAACATTGCCAAGAAGGTAATGCACTATATGGAGAAGATTGATTTCCTGATTGATAATAGGGCAGACGACCGCGAGGCATTTGAAAAACTTAAAGAGAAACTGCGTGACATGAGATCATCTGCCATCCAACGTGGTGGTGAGTTTGCTGTAGAAAACCTTGTGTTTAAAGAACTACGCAACCGTGGGTATCTGGATAAAATGTCAGCACATCTAAGAAATCTTAAGGTTTCCAGCTTGTCAATTGACTGACCTCATGGTATGATGAGAGTTGAATTCTAGGAGTCTATGTCGGTACAACTTGTACTTTTAAAGTCCGGCGAAGAACTTGTCGCTGACATTCGTGAGATTGTTGATCGCGATACGCAACTTCCAATCAGTACAGTGTTAATCAAACCTGTTCGTGTTACAGTGGTTAAGCAAGGAGTCCTAACTGAGGGCGCTTCTCAACCATCGGATAGTGTTCTCAGTTTCGTTCCTTGGTTGGCAACGTCACAATCTGAAGAATATTTTATTCCGAAAGATTGGATCGTCACCGTGTGTGACCCCCAAGATAATATCAAAGAAAGTTACATTAAAAACATAGGAGTTCGTGATGACAGTAAAAGTTCTATTGATGAAGACGGGTCAGTATCTGATCTCGGAGATTGAAGAACGTCCAGATGAGGAACCTGATTGTATTCTCATCAATCCTAAAGTGGTGATTGGATTTATTCCAGATTTTGTTATGGAAAACTTTGTTCCATATTCACATCAAAAGCAGATTCCTATTAGGTCTACTGATATTATTACTATCGTAGATCCTATGGATAGTCTGCTAAAATTATATAATGATGCTATTACTTGATGGATTTCTATACTAATGTTGCTATCATCAACGATAAAATTTTGTATCGTGGTTTTAGCGGAGGTGAAAGAGTGGAGTGTCGTGAAAATTTCTCTCCAACTCTTTATGTTCCATCTAAAAATGAAACGAAATATAAAACTCTTGAAGGCAACTATGTAGAACCTATCAATCTTGGTAGCATTAAAGAAGCGAAAGAATTTGTTGATACTTATGATGGGGTAAATAATTTTACCATCTATGGAAATACAAAATACTTGTATCAGTGTATTCTGAACAAGTATCCTAAGGAAGTAGATTACGATTTCAATAAACTTAATATCATGTCACTTGATATTGAGACCACTTCAGAGAATGGATTTCCTAGTGTTGAGGAAGCACGGGAAGAAATTCTTTGTATCACGGTAAAAGACTTTATTAGTAAGAAGATTATCACTTGGGGGTGTGGTGAGTTTGAGAACTCACGCGACGATGTTCAGTACATCTATTGTCAGAATGAACGTGAACTTCTTATTAAGTTTCAGGAATATTGGGTGCAGAAGACTCCTGATGTTGTGACTGGATGGAACGTTAAGTTCTTTGATATTCCATTCATCTGCCGCCGCATGGATCGTGTGCTTAGTATGAAGCACATGAGAGCATTGTCTCCGTGGAACTCTGTGCGTGAGCGCGAGCTACATGTCAAGGGTCAGAAGAAAATTTACTATGATCTTATTGGTGTAGCAACTCTAGATTACTATGATTTGTATCAGAAGTTTACCTATACTAATCAGGCATCTTATCGTCTAGATCATATTGCTTTAGTTGAACTTAATCAACAAAAGTTGGATCATAGTGAGTTTGAGAACTTTCAGGACTTCTATCGTAGTGATTGGCAGAAGTTTATTGAGTACAACATCCATGACGTTGAACTTGTAGACATGCTGGAAGATAAGATGAAACTGATTGAACTCGCTGTTACTATGGCATATGATGCCAAGGTGAACTTTGAGGATGTATTCTATCAGGTTCGTATGTGGGATAGTATCATCTATGATGCCTTGACACAAGAGAACATCGTCATTCCTCCTAAGACTGAGAGCACTAAAGATCAGCAGTATGCTGGTGCTTATGTGAAGGAACCTAAACCAGGCATTTATGATTGGGTTGTGAACTTTGACCTTAACTCTTTGTACCCGCATCTTATCATGCAGTATAATATATCTCCTGAGACCCTTCTGGATGACCGTGTGAGCGGCATTAACGTAGACAAACTACTTAACCGCGAGATTGATACTAGCACCTTAGATGGCGTTACTATGTGTCCTAACGGAACTTTGTTTACTACGAAGAAGCAGGGTTTCCTGCCAAAATTGATGGAGAAGATTTACAATGAGCGTACAATTTATAAGAAGAAGATGCTTGCTGCCAAGCAAGAGTATGAAAATACTAAAGATCCGCAACTGATTAAGGATATCGCCAAGTATAATAACATTCAGATGGCACGTAAGATCCAACTGAACTCTGCTTATGGTGCTATTGGTAATGAATACTTCAGGTATTTCCGACTGGAAAATGCTGAAGCAATCACTCTGTCGGGACAGTTGTCAATCCGATGGATTGAAAACAAAATGAATGAGTATCTTGGAAAGATTTTAAAGACCGAGGGTAAAGACTATGTTATTGCTGTGGATACTGATTCCATCTATCTTGATCTGGGTGATCTGGTCAAGAATGTATTCAAGGGAGGAACGCCGTCTGATAAGAAAGTTGTCAATTTCCTTGATAAGATCTGTAAGGTGGAACTTGAAACTTATATTGAAAGTTGCTACCAAGAACTGGCGACGTATGTAAATGCTTATGAGCAGAAGATGGTAATGAAACGCGAGAACATCGCTAACCGTGGCATCTGGACTGCTAAGAAGAGATACATTCTTAATGTATGGGATAGTGAGGGTGTTCGTTATAAGGAACCTAAGATGAAGATCATGGGACTGGAGACGCAACGTTCTTCTACCCCTGCATACTTTAAGGATAAACTACTTAAGGCATATAAAATTTTGATTGAGGGAACTAATGATGATATGATTGAGTATATTGCAGGCATTAAATCTGATACTCGTAAACAAAATTACCTAGATATTGCATTCCCGAGAGGTTGTAATAATCTTGGTACTTACAGAAGTTATTCACAAATTTATAGCAAGGGCACACCTATTGCTGTCCGAGGTTCATTATTGTATAATCACTATCTCGGAAAGTATAAAATTGCTAATAAGTTTCCTCTTATCCAAGAAGGAGAAAAAATCAAATTCATCTATCTGAAGAAACCCAATCCGATTGGGGAGAACGTTATCTCATTCTTCAACACGCTTCCGAAAGAATTTGGTTTGGATAACTATATTGATTATAACCTGCAGTTTGAGAAGTCTTTCTTGGATCCTCTCAAAAATGTGCTAGACTGTATTGGTTGGAAGCATGAGCGTATAGGCACACTAACTAGTTTCTTTTCGTAATTATTATGTCATTTTTAAACAACGTTATCAAGGAGTTAGATAATGAATTTGCGTCAATTGTTGATGAAGGCATCGCCGCAGGAGATTGTAATACTTTTGTGGACACCGGTTCTTATATCCTCAATGCTCTTGTGTCTGGGAGCATATTTGGTGGTCTCCCACAAAACAAAGTTACCGCCGTTGCAGGTGAATCCAGTACAGGAAAAACTTTCTTCGCACTATCAATCGTAAAAAACTTTCTTGAGCAAAATCCTGAAGGTCAGGTAATTTATTTTGAGTCTGAGTCTGCTATCTCTAAAGACATGATGGCAACTCGCAATATTGATGTGAAGCGTGTCGGTCTTGTCCCCGTAACAACGGTTCAGGAGTTTCGCACTCAAAGTATTAAGATCGTTGATGAGTATAATAAACTTAAGAAAGAGGATCGCCCACCGCTTTTATTTGTGCTAGACTCTTTGGGTATGCTATCAACCTCCAAGGAAGTTGCTGATGCATCTGATGGTAAGGAGACCCGTGACATGACTCGCGCTCAGGTAATTAAATCTATCTTTAGAATTTTGTCACTGAAGCTGGGTCAGGCAGGCATTCCTTTGATTGTTACTAACCACACTTATGAAGTTGTCGGTGCTTATGTCCCAATGAAAGAAATGGGTGGTGGTAGTGGTCTTAAGTATGCTGCTTCTAGCATTCTGTTCCTCTCTAAGAAGAAAGAAAAGGATGGTACAGAACAGATTGGTAACATCATTAAAGTGAAGGCACATAAGTCTCGCTTCACTAAAGAAAATTCTATTGTAGAAACGAGGTTATTCTTTGACGAACGTGGACTTGACAAGTATTATGGACTACTGGAATTGGGTGAGAAGCACGGAGTCTTTGAGCGTATTGGGAACCGTGTTAAGACTGAGCATGGGAATGTATATCCTTCGGTTATCTACAAAGAACCTGAGAAGTATTTTACCCCAGAAATCCTCCAAGCACTTGATGAGTGCGCCAAGAAAGAGTTCTGCTATGGATCTTAATGGAAGCAATTGAAAGCACTATTATTAAGAACTTAGTTGGGGATGATAATTATGTCCGTAAGGTAATTCCCTATATCAAACCAGAATACTTTAACGATTATTCTGATAAAATTTTGTTTGATATCATTAACAACTTTGTTGTGACTTATGGTCAGACTCCAACTAAAGAAGTTCTTGCTATTGAAGTAGATAATCGTAAGGATTTGAATGAGGATTCATACAAAGAGTTGCAGGGTAAAATTCAGGACATTGATAATACTGAAGTTGACTCTCAGTGGTTGTTAGACTCTACTGAAAAATGGTGCAAGCAACGTGCAGTTTACTTGGCACTATTAGATAGTGTGAAGATTGCTGATGGTCAGGATGAGAAGAGAACTGAAGATGCGATTCCATCAATCCTTCAGGAAGCACTTGCAGTTTCATTTGATGATCATATCGGACATGACTACATAGAGGATTATGAACGTCGTTACGAATATTACCACAGAAATGAAAACAAACTCCCGTTTGACCTCTCCCTATTTAATAAAATTACGAAGGGCGGTCTGGTTAACAAGAGTCTTAACGTCGCACTTGCTGGCACTGGTGTGGGTAAGTCTTTGTTTATGTGTCACATGGCCGCTGCGTCACTCCTTCAAGGTAAGAACGTCCTTTATATCACATTGGAAATGGCAGAGGAGAAGATCGCTGAACGTATTGACGCGAATCTGCTCAACGTAAATATCAAGGATATTGAAGATCTACCTGAGCAACTATTTGAATCTAAGGTTCAGAGACTGGCACAGAAGACTAATGGTAAGTTAATCATTAAAGAGTATCCCACTGCATCTGCACACAGTGGACACTTTCAAGCACTTCTTAATGATTTGTCATTGAAGAAGAGTTTTAAACCTGATATTATCTTCATTGATTATCTCAACATTTGTGCATCATCACGATACAAAGGAGCACTAGTTAATTCTTATACTTATGTCAAAGCAATTGCAGAAGAACTTAGGGGACTTGCGTGTGAGTTTGATCTCCCTATTGTTTCGGCTACTCAGACTACTCGTTCTGGGTATGGTAGCAGTGATGTTGATCTTACTGATACCTCTGAGTCTTTTGGACTTCCTGCTACTGCAGATCTTATGTTTGCTCTTATCTCTACAGAAGAACTTGAAGGTATCAACCAACTCATGGTTAAGCAACTCAAGAACCGATATAACGATATCAACTTATTCAAAAGATTTGTAGTGGGTATTGACAGAGGGAAGATGAGGTTGTATGATGTAGAGGACTCTGCCCAAGTTGACATTGTTGACTCAGGGCAAGAGCAATATGACTTTGAAGAAATATCAAAGTCTCAAACACCCACAGCAAAATTTACTGATTTTAAATTTAATTAATATGACTATTGATCTTAACAAATATGTTGAGTTTGTGGACGGAACCACCTCAAATCCTAGTAAAGACTATTCTGAATTTGTTGATCGTCTGATCCAACTGAACCAGGAAGACTTTCCTACTGAGCGTCTGCTGACTGCTGCTGTGGGTATGTCTGCTGAAGCAGGTGAATTTACTGAGATTGTGAAGAAGATTGTTTTCCAGGGTAAACCTGTAAACAATGAAAACCTGTTTCATCTGAAACGTGAGCTTGGGGACATCATGTGGTATGTTGCACAAGCTTGTATTGGTCTCAACATTCCGCTTGAGGAAATCATTCAGATGAATTTTGAAAAACTGAGTGCTCGTTACCCCGAGGGAACATTCAGTATTGAACGATCAGAGAATCGTGTAACAGGAGATCTCTAATAAATACCCCCGTAAGGGGGTTTTTTAATGGCGTTTTCTATTCGTCCCAGAAGTAAGCAGGAAATATATCAAGTAAACAGTTATAAAACTGATAAGATTGGTTTGATCGCAGACCTTTATGAGTATCTAACATCTAAATTTAATGTTGATCGTCCGCTTATTTTAAATGATGCTAATGGTGGTAACAAAGTAAAAGTACATCCAGAGATAGCACAAGTATCTAATCTCAATGAATCACAATTAAAGTCTCGTGCTAAAACAACTCTTACTGTTGCTTATGGTGTGGGTAGTGGGGCAGGAAGAGCAAGATATAATATGGGTAATGCTGCAGAAGGAATTCTAGCAGCAGCGATTGCTGCAAGATTTATCAATAAAGGACAGAGAATTAGTGAAAGACATATTTTAGATGTATTGAGTACTCAGTATAGATCATTATCATCTGATCATAAAGAAAGTTTTCATGTGTTTAAGTCAGAAAACTTTAAGACTTCCAGAGAAAATAGTAGAATGATTCCTGATGATGATGTTGAACTGACAATTAAACTTTCTCCTATCAATATGTCATTAGTGTTCTGCGAGCAATTATTGGAACAGGATGAAAGAGCACAGGGCATTATGGATCGCATGAATATCATGACACCTTGTGTTCAGTATGCTAACTCCAGAGAAATTTCTCAGTTAGCAAACGTCATGTATCACAATAGAGTCTATAATAAAATTGAAGTTGATGCAGATGGTGTAGGGGGAGAATTGACTACAAAGGTTGATATCTTCCTTAGAATTGATGGGCAAAAACATATTGAAATTCCTGGTAGGTATGGTAATCAAAAATTAAATATTACACAGATTTCACTTAAACGTGAGGTTAATCAGTTTGCTCAAGTAGGTGGGTGGGATATTGAGACTGTTAATAACTTTTGGGGTGAGATTCTTAATGAAAATTTGATGAGCAATGCTCAGATTCAGAGGATATATTCTACTCATGCTGCTGGTAATTACTCTGACACTAAACGTCATGCTGCTGCTGTGATGACAGATGTATACCAATGGGCTCACACTAAAATTCAACAGAAGTTTAGTAATGCTTCTTGGAGAGAACACTTCGTTAATAAACTTGACGAGTTTGCTACTAAGAATGAGGAGAATGTAAAACTTGTAGAGATTACTGGATCTACCTATGAGAAATTTGATTTCTCTAGATTGCATGAGGCACTGAATGGTAGACCAGATCTTGATGTTGAACCCAATTTACAGTTAAGATCAACTTACAATACATCAGTTCCTAGAGATCCTACTGTCGGAGTACCTTTACCGTCAGTTGTAATTAGTGCTAGAAATAAAAATGATAATGAAATTTATGATCTAGTACAATTTAGACATAAGATTGAGTGGGGTGGCACTGCTATTCGTAATTATGTTGAGAAACAAAAAGGTTTATCGGAATACATTGCGGGTAGATGAGTAAGAACACACACCTAGAACACTTAGAAGATAGTATTCTCCTGGACGGGCAGGATGGGGCAAAGGATGCATTTACATTCTTGGATCTTCTAGCAAAAACTTTTACTACAGGATCACAAAGTAACTTTAAAATTACTACGAAGTGGGATGGCGCACCTGCTATCTTCTGTGGTAACTATCCTGGCAGCACTAACTTCTTTGTCGGAACAAAGTCTGTCTTTAACAAAGATGCCAAGGTCAACTTTATTGATGATGACATTGATAAGAATCATGGACATGCTCCAGGTCTTGTGGAAAAACTAAAAGCAGCATTAAAATACTTTCCTTCTCTGGGCATAAATGGTGTTGCTCAAGGTGATCTTTTATTTACAGGTGATAAAAAAGAGGTGGTTATTAATGGCACAAAGTGTATATCATTTCAACCGAATACAATTACATATTGTATTCCAGAAAGCAGTGCATTATATGAGAAGGCAAAGAAAGCAAAGATTGGTGTAGTATTTCACACCACATATAGAGGTGCTGATGTTAGTAGTATGAATGCCTCGTTTGGTTTTGATGTAGATACACTTAAAACTAATGATGATGTTTTGGTGTTGAGTGCTGAAACTGGAGAACTGGGCAGAGATACTTTACTTAGCAATCAAGAGCGTGAAAAATTAATGCGGTTGAGATCTCAGGCACCTCCTCATTTAAGAACGTCAGGATCATTTTTAAATGAGATAGCAGCACAGATTGTTCTTAAGGATCAGTTGACTGTAGGACCACGACTGAAAATTTTCTTCAATGCTTATGTTCGTCAAGGTAGATCAGTTCCCACTCCAGATGTATTCTTTAAAGAGTTCACAAAATATTTTGAGACTGAATGTCAGAAGGCAGTTGATAAAGTAAAAACTCCGAAAGCAAAGGCAACTAAACTCAAGAAAATGTTTGATGGTCTAGAGTTTATTGAAAAAAATAAGAATGCTTTGAATGGCACCGTACAACTATATAAGTTATTACAAGACGCCAAATTAGTATTCATTCGTAAACTTGAAAAGGGCGAAAGGATTAAGACTTTCCTCAAGACCGAAGGTGGGTATGAGATTACCGCACCAGAAGGTTATGTTGCTATCAGTGATGGTACTAATGCTGTGAAGTTAGTTGATCGTCTGTCATTCAGCGTGGCGAACTTCAATGTATCTAAAGATTGGGTAGCAGGAGACAAATGAAACGAGTAGTTATTACATGGGGTAGATTTAATCCACCTACAATCGGACATGAAAAACTTTTTGATAAGGTAAAGGATATTGCTTCTGGCGATGATTTTTTTATCTATCCTTCACACACTCAAGATAAGAAAAAGAATCCTCTAACACATCAGCAAAAGTGTGACACCTTGAGAAAAATGTTTCCTCGGTATAAAGATAACATTATACAAGATTCTAATTTAAATACAATTATTAAAGTACTACAGTCATTGCAAGGAACTTATCATGACTGTGTATTAATTCTTGGTAGTGATCAAGTAAGACCTTTTGAGTTTACTAAGAGGCAAAATGGTATTGATTATACATTTAGAAAATATGAAATACAATCTGCGGGGGAGAGAGATCCAGATGCTGATGGTGCTGCGGGGATGTCTGCAACAAAAATGAGATCCGCAGCAGTTCAGTTTGATTTCAAATCATTTAGGAATGGGATTCCTCCGTCAATGACTGATGCTGATTGTAAAAAACTCATGAACCAAATTAGAGATATTATGTTAAAGTAAATAAGATAAATAGTTTGATAAAATCTAAGTATTAATGTATAACTTTTCAGATTACACTAAAAAGGTTTACATCCGTGAACAATATTACAACGATGAGATCTTCCCAGAAGGGATGAAAGTTCGTAATGGAAATGATAGGGTAGGCACTATTATTAGACGTGGACCTAATTATGTGATCTGTTTAGATGAAGATCATAAGACTTTTAGAAGTTGGATTTCTGACATCAGTGAGGTCCATGAACTTGGAACTGATGAGACGAGAGAGTATCTTCAAGATCTAACTCCTGGTCAGAAGAAGGAACGATATAGCAAGAATAAGACTCCTGAATGGTCTACATCTATAAATAAAAGAAAAAGTACTCAGAAAGAAATGTACAACGATAGTTATTCGGATTCTTTAATCAAGAGATCCTCTGATGGCATTGCTGGAAAAGAATGCTATGGAGAAGTAGAAAATAAGCAAGAAGTTTCCGATGAGTATTCGTCATCACTGATGGATGCTACTATCGCTAGACTTTCTTCGGGTAAATTATTTGAAGGTAGCATGAAGCAAGCCCGTGCTAATGTCGGTGCTGATTCTTGCTGGGATGGATATAAGGCAAAGGGAACTAAGAAGAAAGGTGGTAAGGATGTACCTAACTGCGTCAAAGAAGAGGATATAGAAGAAGGATATGGCAAGAAAAAAATGGAAGGACTTGATCCTGTAGGTAAAGAAGATGGTGATGTAGATAATGATGGTGATAAGGATAAGTCAGATAAGTATCTTGCCAAACGTCGCAAGGCAATTGGTAAAGCAGTTGGAATGAAGAAAGAGGAGCGTTCAGATTGGAGATCTGAAATGGGATTGGAAGAAGCAAAATGCAATAATTCCAAAGAAGGAACTAAGTGTCCAGTTCATGGAACTGATGAATGTAAATGTGAAGAAACTGTAGACGAAGGTTGTGGTTGTGACAGTGGAAGTAAAAAAACAAAGAAGTATTGATAAATAAGTTTTGAACACTACTGACATAAGATTATGCTAGCATTTTTACTTCCACTCGCATCAAAAATCATCACCGATGCAATTTCTAAAATTCCAGAGAATGAAGAACTTGGTGAGAAGATGGTTGAGATCTGTCTTGTTATTCTTGCTAAAGCGGTTAAGCTGACCAAGACTGACATGGATGATCAACTTCTTGAAGTTGTCACCAAGGCTATCAAAAATCGCGAAGAAACCTGATAGCAGTTGATGATTAAGTATTTTACGAGGGGAGCATACTCCCCTTTTTTTGTAATTTATAAATATATAAAGAATAACACATAGTACTTTTAGGGAGACCAATGGCAATTCTCGGAAAAATTGATGCCGCGACCTTTGCTAACACTGTAGCCGTCACACAGAACGATGCTACTGTTACGAAGAACGCTGCAGATAGCGTAGATGTAGGAGACATCCTAGTTCTTGACGGTGTATCATACCTCGTCAAAGAAGTAACCAGCACCACTGCAATTGAACTGCATAAAGTATATGCAGCAGCAACTGATGCTACTCTTGCGGGAGCAGTCCGTCGTACTGCTCCTAAGGCAGTCGCTGATTATGTAATCAAAGGTGGAGATAGTCTGCCTGGACAGCTTATTTTTGCTGATACCACTGAGGCATCACTTGCCACAAACAAATTGCGTGGTATCTGGGGTCCAGGTTGGTGGCTTTATAAGACTTATGATGTTGAGGGTGAGACTCGCCACAAGGCAGAATGCCTCGCACATATGAATGTTGCTGCTGGAACTTCTGGCGACTTTACTGATGATAGAATTGCTGCTGATGCTCTTGCTGTTATCACAATTGGCACCCAACCTGCTAATATTTCTGTTGCTGCTACTAACACTGCAGCCTTTACTGTTGCCGCTACAGTTTCTACTGGATCGGGCACACTTGAGTATCAATGGCAACTCAGCACAGATGCTGGCGAAACCTTTGCTGACATCTCTAGTGCAAATGCTGCTACCTTTACCACTGCTGCAACTGCTGCTGGTGACAATGGTGAACAGTACAGAGTCAAAGTTACTACCGACTCTGGTGCTACTGAAGTAGTTTCCGCTGTTGCTACCCTAACTGTTACCTGATAATTAAATGAGATTTGATGAACTGAATGAAGATAACTATATCTTCTTTGCAATTAAGCATTATAACAATCCACACTGCACAACTAAAGAAGAATTTGATGAGGATTTGAAGAGGTTTAAGTACGTCAAAAAATTGATACGCAAGTATCTTAATTCTGATGTACTTAAACATCATCTTATCCTCAACCATTTAATTTTATTATTCAATGTCTTTAATGATGCAACAGTCCCACTGTTGTTTTTTAAGATTGAACGTAACTGTTGGCCTGTTCTCAAATCTTTTTTATTATACTTAGATAGAATGCCAGATAATTATTTGGATCATGTGATACCAGATAAAAAATGTCTAGAAGAACTAAATAAAATATGAAAAACATTAGAAAACTTCTACAACAGGCGAGATATCAAATGTGGGAAGAACCAACAAATTCTGTTGGTTCCGGTGCTAATGTAGCACTACCTCCTGCACATGAACCTCCTGGTATTCCTGCCAGTAAGAAAAAGAAAAAATATGATGGTAGGACAAAAGCAGGTCGTAAACTTGTAAAACGTATTTTAACCAACCGAGAAAAAAAGGCAAACAAAAAAATGACACAAGAACAACACATCATTGAGGCAGATGATAAGCAGAAGGGTCCATCAGAAACTGAGAGAGCCCAAAAGCAAATTGCCCAAGGGAAGAAACTGAACAAGCAGAAAGAAGTTCAGAAGAAAGCGCAGGATGCCAAAGGCAAAATGCAGAATAAGACTAAAGAGATGGATACTCTGATGAAGGCACGTTTGTCTGACTTCAGAAAGAAAGCATCTGAGAAGTCTAGTTCACTTCAGAAGCAAGTATCAGAATCAGCAGGAACTCAAGCACCTGGCGTAGAGATCCTTGGAACTCTGATGAAACTTGCACAAGAAGAAACTTATGGTAACCGTGAGGTTGAGGGTAATATTCAGTTCAAGGATGGTCGTTCTTTAAGAGTCAACACTGATGTTGCTAAGAGAATGGTTGCTACGTTTGAAGCACTTGATACTGAACGTCAGGATCAGTATCGTTTCCTTATGAATAAAAGTGTTGAGTCTTTCCTTCAAATTATGAGATTTGATCCGTCCCAAGTTTAACTATGGATTTCGGTCTTGGTAGATTTTGCGGTAAGAAAAGTATAAATACTTATATAAGTATTAATACGCACACTGGAATGTAAAGTCTATGGCATTTGGTCTTGGTAGATTAGCAGTTTTAGAAAGTAAACTAAACATTTATGAAGATCTCTCCAAAGAGATGCTTGACAAACTTGAAAGAGCAGTAGGCACAATCTCTGAGAACAGCAACAGAGTTGCTGTGATCTTGGAGCGCCATGAAAATCGTTTGGATGAATCCGAACGTGCCGATAAACTCATCATCGGTATGCTTGAAGAGATGAAGGTGAGGCATGAGAAAGATCATGGTATAGTTCAAACTAGGATCACTAACATCCAGAAAAAGGTAGAGAGTAATACTAAATTTGTTATTGCCACCACTGCGGTCTTGACGACTCTTGTGACAGTGTTACAGGTGTTCCCACCTCTCATGAAAGTGTTGACACAGGACAAGGGGGGTGTTAGTATAGTTAAAAGCAGTCCCTTCCTAGGTTATGAATTTTCTTGATGCGAAATATATTAATCTTATTTCGCCTCAGTTAGTAAAGTTTGCAAAAAAGAAATCAGATCTGTATACGTTCAGATGCCCCTACTGCGGTGACTCACAGAAGCACCGCAATAAAACTAGGGGTTATTTTTATCGGAAGCGTAATGATTACTTTTACAAATGTCATAACTGTGGCATCGGCAGAACGTTCACAAACTTCCTGAAGGATCAATCACCTCTGTTGCATGATGAGTATGTTCTAGAGCGATATAAGGAGGGTTTGACAGGCAAATCTAGTAACACTCCTGCCCCTAAATTTGACATCCCAAAACCAAAATTTGATACCAGTATATTTTCAAATCTTAAAAAAATAAATTTTCTAAATAAAGAACATCCCGCAAGAGCATACTTAAGTCAACGTCAAATTCCAGAGGATTTATTCTCAATTTTTTACTACGCAGAAGACTTCAATGCTTGGGCAAAACTTAACAATACACAAAAAGAATCTAGAATTATTATCCCCCTAATCTCACAAGATGGGAAAGTGTTTGGGTATCAGGGTAGATCTCTAGATCGGAATACAAAACTAAGATATATCACTACGATTCTGGATAAAGATTATCCTAAATTGTTTGGACTTGATAGAGTAAACAATAAGCAAAAGGCATATGTCACAGAAGGACCATTTGATTCCCTATTCTTATCAAATGCAATTGCAATGTGTGGATCTGACGTTACATTGGATGACGCTCAGTTTAATGACCTCGTTTATGTACTTGACAATGAACCAAGAAACTATGAGATTGTAAAAAAATATGAAAAATTGATACAGTCGGGAAATCGGATAGTCATTTGGCCAAGCACCATCAAGGAGAAAGATCTGAATGACATGATAATGTCTGGACATGACGTGCAAAGAGTGGTAGACTCTAACAACTACTGCGGTTTGGAAGCAACCATCAAATTAAACGCCTGGAAAAAAGTATGAGTAACGGAATCAAAGTTGTAAAGCGCAGTGGTATTATTGAACCACTGAACCTGGAAAAGATTCATTTAATGGTTGAGTGTGCATGTGAAGATCTTGCAGGGGTATCTGCTAGTCAAGTAGAAATGAATTCCGGTCTTCAGTTTTATGATGGCATTAGCACAGATAATATCCAAGAGATTCTTGTTCGTTCTGCTAGTGATTTAGTTTCACTGGACAATCCTAATTACCAATTTGTGGCAGCCCGTCTGCTGTTGTTTGGTCTTTATAAGCAAGTGTTTGGACCAGACTGGAATCAAGGTTTTCCTGAAATTAGATCTCATTTGATTGAAGGAATTTCAAATTGTGTTTATGATCAAGACTTGATTGATAAATATTCTCATGAAGAGTGGGATAAGATTGATAAATTTATTGATCATGGTCGCGACTATTTGTTCACCTATGCTGGTCTGCGCCAAGTAGCAGATAAGTATTTGGTTCAGGACAGAAGTTCTGGTGTAGTCCATGAGACTCCACAGTATGCATACATTCTAGTTGCCGCTACAATCTTTGCGGATTACCCAGAAGAAACACGTTTGGATTATATCCGTAAATATTACAATGCAATCAGCAAACACAAAATCAACGTCCCAACGCCCATTTTGGCAGGAGTCCGAACACCACTGCGACAATTTGCAAGCTGTGTTCTTATTGATTCTGATGACTCCCTCAATAGCATCTTTAGCAGCGACATGGCTATTGGTCGTTATGTTGCTCAGAGGGCAGGAATCGGTATCAACGCAGGTAGAGTCCGTGGTATCAACGCTAAAATCAGAGGCGGAGAAGTTGCCCACACAGGTGTTGTCCCGTTCCTTAAAAAGTTTGAATCAACTGTACGATGTTGCACTCAAAATGGGATTCGTGGTGGTTCAGCCACAGTACACTTCCCAATCTGGCACCAAGAAATAGAAGATATTATTGTTCTTAAGAACAACAAAGGCACAGAAGACAATCGGGTACGCAAACTTGACTACTCAATCCAAATTTCAAAACTTTTCTACGAACGTTTCATTGCGAATGGAGAGATTAGCTTATTCTCACCGCATGACGTACCAGGTCTCTATGATGCTTTTGGTACTGATACATTTGATGATCTCTATGTACGCTATGAATCAGATGAGTTTACTCCAAGAAAGACTATCAAGGCGCAGGAACTTATCTTAGACATTCTGAAAGAGAGAGCAGAGACCGGTCGTCTTTATATTATGAATATTGATCACTGCAACTCACACTCTTCCTTTAAAGATAAAGTTTATATGAGTAATCTTTGTCAGGAGATTACACTTCCTACTAAACCATTAGAACATATTGATGATCCTGAAGGTGAGATCGCTCTCTGTATTCTGAGTGCAATTAATGTCGGCAAGATTCATAAACTTTCTGAGATGGAAGAACTCTGTGATCTTTCTGTTCGTTCATTGGAAGAGTTGATTGACTATCAACAATACCCTGTAGTCGCTGCAGAACGCTCTACAAAGGCAAGAAGATCATTGGGTATTGGGTTTATTGGTTTAGCACATTACCTCGCTCGTAAAGGGGAATACTATGATGATCCTTCAGCATGGAAATTGATACATGAATTGTCTGAAGCATTCCAATACTATCTTCTTAAGTCTTCCAATGAAGTTGCTAAAGAGAAAGGGTCATGTGAATATTACCATAAGACCAAATATAGTGACGGTATTCTTCCTATTGATAGTTATAAGAAGGATGTTGATGATATTGTACCTAACGAATTAACCTATGATTGGGATTCTCTTAGGGCGTCTATCGCCACCCATGGATTACGACACTCAACACTGTCTGCTCAGATGCCATCAGAGAGCAGTTCCGTTGTGTCAAACGCAACAAATGGAATTGAGCCACCTAGAGCCTTTCTGTCCATTAAGAAAAGTAAAAAGGGGGTTCTTAAGCAGATTGTTCCACAGTATACTACGCTGAAGAATAACTACACATTGTTATGGGATATGAAATCTAATGCTGGATACATTAAGATTGTTGCTGTTATGCAAAAGTTCTTTGATCAAGCAATTTCTGGCAACTGGAGTTATAATCCAGAGAACTATCCAGACAATGAGGTTCCAGTTTCAGTAATGGCGCAAGACTTTCTTACTACCTACAAATATGGTTGGAAGACATCTTATTATCAAAATACATATGACATTAAGACTGACGAGTATAAGGAAGACGCAACAAAAGAAAGTCTAGAAAATTTAATTAGTCAATTAGAAAACGCTCAGGAGGAAGATTGTGAATCGTGTAAACTTTAGAACAGGTAACGGTATGTCAACAGTTAAAGGAATGACAGTATTTAATAAGGATAAAGTTGACACACTAAAGCAACCTATGTTCTTTGGTGCTCCTTTGGGAGTGCAGCGTTATGATCAATATAAGTATCCAGTATTTGATAGATTAACGCAAACACAACTGGGATATTTCTGGCGTCCTGAAGAGGTCTCCCTACAAAAAGATCGGGGCGATTACCAATCATTGCGTCCAGAACAAAAGCATATCTTCACTTCTAATCTGAAGTACCAGATCATGCTTGACTCAGTTCAAGGACGTGCTCCTGGTATGGCATTCATTCCATACTGTTCTCTGCCTGAACTGGAAGCATGTATGGAAGTCTGGGGTTTCATGGAGATGATCCACAGCCGTTCATATACTTATATCATTAAAAATGTTTATGCTGATCCAGCAGAAGTGCTTGACACCATCCTAGAAGATGATATGATTATATCACGCGCTGAGACTGTTACCAAAGCGTATGATGATTTCATTAATCATGCTCAAGAATATGGTAGCGGTAGAATGTGGGAACACAAGCTTGATGGAGTTCCTGTTGCACAACGGGACCTTTATGAACTCAAGCGTAAACTTTATCGCGCAGTAATGAATGTCAACATCCTTGAAGGAATCCGGTTCTATGTCTCGTTCGCCTGTTCATTCGCTTTTGGAGAGCTTAAACTCATGGAGGGATCCGCTAAAATTATCTCTCTCATCGCAAGAGACGAAAACCAACATCTTGTTCTTACACAAAACATTATCAATAAATGGAAACAGGGAGACGATCCAGACATGGCTCGCATTGCTGAAGAAGAAACGGAATGGTGTTATCAAGCATTTGAGGCAGCGGTAAGTGAGGAACGTGTCTGGGCTGACTATCTTTTTAAAGAAGGTTCTATGATCGGTCTCAATGCTAAACTTCTTACACAGTATGTTGAGTGGATTGCTAACCGTCGCATGAAAGCAATCGGTTTGAAACCAATTTATGATGTTGCTGCACGAAATAATCCACTACCATGGACTGAGCATTGGATCTCTTCTAAAGGTCTTCAGGTAGCACCTCAGGAAACTGAGAATGAAAGCTATATCGTTGGGGGAATTAAGCAGGATGTTAAGAAAGATACTTTCGCTGATTTTCAACTGTGAAAACACCACCACCGTGGAAACTGTTAGCATTAGCAGACCCAAAACTGACAGACGAAGAGTGGACATTACTGAAACTAGGTCCGATGAGTCTGAGTCAGGCATTCCATTTACAGGCGATCAGATACAAATACCAGATCCGTGGGATGACATCTTAATGTAATCTAAATACCTTCATCATATGATGGGGGTATTTTTTATGAAACCACAGAGTGCTAAAGCGAAGGGTAGAAAGTTACAGCAGTGGGTTAGGGATAAATTGATTGAACATCTTAGCGTACATCCTGAGGACATTGAATCTAGATCAATGGGTGCTGGTGGAGAAGATCTCATTATGGCAAGAGCAGCTAGACAAAAGTTCCCCCATAGTGTAGAATGCAAGAACGTGGAGAAACTAAATGTCTGGGATGCCTACGAACAATCGGCATCCAATTGCGGTGATTATGAACCTATTGTGATTATCAAAAAAAATGGTAAGAAACCTTTAGTAGTAATTGACGCTGAGTACTTCATTAAAACCTTTCAAAACTAATTATGATCAAAACATTATTTGCTGCACTTGCTGCAGCTGCCTTAGTTATTCCTGCTGCAATTGCAGAACCAATTAAGGAAAGTGATTACAATACTATGCACTCTATGGGATGTATGCTACTGGGTGAATGCACTGATGATGTAGTGAAAGTATACTCCATGCTTGACATCTCATCGGAGTATGATAACACTGAAGAATATACTGGTGTCACTGGTGAGTTTCATAATATGTTGCACTCACTCAATCAAGTTGGAGTGAATGTATTCCTTGCTGACGAGAAGTATTTTCCAAAAGGACATCGTGGTGTCTATCATACTGTCTCCAATAACTTCTTTCTGAATAAGAACTTTATGGGACAACCCAACATCCTAATGATGGTAATGCGTCACGAAGGATGGCACGCTGCACAAGATTGTATGGCAGGAACGATTGACAACAGTCTGATTGCTATTATTGAACCAGAGGATGAAGTTCCTATGATCTGGCGTGTAATGGCAGAACGCACATATCCAAAGTCTGCTGTGCCTTGGGAAGCAGAAGCACAGTGGGCAGGTAGAACTGAACACATGACAATGAATGCTCTTGCAGCATGTGCTGGTGGTAATATGTGGGAGGTTTATGAACCTACTGCTCTTACTAGAAAGTATCTGGTAGACTTCGGATATATTAAAGAGTAATGTTTACCATCTGGATCCACGTTAAGGCATTCTTTGCTGTTGTAGTAGTGAGTTGTGCTCACCCTGTTAACTGGGAGCAATGTGTTAGGGTGGACCAGTGGTTAATTCCTGACTTAGTATATGCATGGGAACTTAAGACAGGTCAGCGTCACATATACGAAAATGAAAAACAATACCTTTTAGATAAATAAAAGAGCCTTGATGCTTATTGATGCCCGAAGAAGTTAAGAAGGAAGAGTCCAAAGAACCTAAAAAGAAAGGTATTCTAGGTAAAATTAAAGAGGCAGCAGATGACAAAGAAGAACAACTTGCTATTCTGTCTACTTTTGTTAGGCTTGGCATCCTTGTTTGGAGCGGCGGAATACTCACGCTCGCTTATATTAAACTACCCCCAGCACTGGGAATCCCCGAACAGAAACTAGATCCGACTTTCATAGCCAGCGTCTTCACCGGAGTTTTGGCTACTTTTGGTGTCCAGGCAGCGAAGAAAGCAGGAGAAGCTAGCAGCGGTGGTGGCATCAGTAAAGCAGACATGGAAAGATTGATTGCTGCAGCAGCACAGACTGCACCTGGACAGACTATTCGTCTTGAGCAGGGACCAATCAAAATTTCTACAGACGATTCATATAAAATGTAACGGAGAATAACATGCAAAAAGTAATTAATGTTTTAGCAGTACTATCATTTGTAGGAACTGCTGGTATTGTCGGTGGAGGCACTGCACTATATCTTAATAAAGATTCTATTGTTGAGAATATCAAATCTCAAGTTGCTGGTGCAGCAGCAGAAGCAATTTCTGGACAACTTCCTGGAATGATGGACTCTGCAATGCCAGAACTCCCTGGTGCTACTGGTGGTGCTATAGGTATGCCTGCTGCTACTGGTGGTGCTATTCCTTCCCTGCCATTCTAACCATGACTAATCCAGAAGAGTTAGCACAAAAATATGCTACCAAGCAAGTTACCGAGCATGTACCGAATAAGTCACCAGTCAAAGCGATTGCACTGACACTAGGTGGACTCTTTGCTTTAGCACATATTGGTTTGCTTGGTTATGTTATTAACAGACCAGAAGAACCAAAACTCCCTCAGGTTCCTACAATTAATATCCCCCGTGGAGATTATTCATCCTATACCATCAAAGCAGGTAAGGATGGATACGAAATTGAGTATCGTGCGAACGATCCTAAAATTCTACAGTCGGATAGATCCTTAGAATTTCAAAAAAATCAAAGTGGTTTCTTTGGTGGTAAGAAATATGAGAACCGTCGTGAGTATCGTAGTGATCAGTTCACTATGGAGGGCACTAGAAATATGGGAGGTGCAACAGGTGAAGAGGGAAAGTTGACTGCAAAAGAAGCAGAGTGTTTAGTGGCGGACGCTGGCGCACGAAGTCAAGGTGCAATGGCGGGTAGTGCTATTGCTGCTGGTGTTGCTGTTCCTGCCGTAATGGGTATCCCATACGTGGGTTGGTTAGCAGGTGGATGGGCATTACTATTAGGTCAGAAAGCAGGGTCTACACTTGGTTCTACAGTTGGTAGTGTATTCAATGATTGCTGATGGACATACCTAAACTTGATATTCCGAATAATAATATTCGTATTGGTGATATTCGTGATGTGAATATTAATGTAATGCCTGATTGGATGAGTAATCCTCCGCAGGCAATTCCAATATACCCACCCGTGACTTCACAGGTGGGTATTCCTATTATCAATATGCCTGGATGTGTTGAGTCGCATAGGGATAGTAGTGAGAACCAAACACTCAAAGAAGAAGATAGAGATGGCGTCCAAATATTCTGTGATGCAGGAACACCTAGTTTCAATCCAATAGATTATGATCCACGTAGGTTGAAGATAACAACAGAGTCTTCCCCACCTCTACCAGTCATCCCAAACACTCCAGAAACACCAGAGACTCCTGCTACACCAGCACCACCTAGAACTGATGCTGCATTAGCAGAGTGTCCTAGTAGAGCACAAGAATTAAAAAACCCCGTAGGAAAGATCCTAGAGGGTAATAAAAAGATTACTGGGTATGAGACAGTAGGAAAAGAATGTCTCCCTGTATTTGAAAATTTAAATATACCTGATCAGATTATACAGAGCATACCATCAGCAGGTATGATAACTGTTACCGCCTCAATTGCTGTAGTTGCGACGACTTCTGCACTGCTTGCAAAACCTCTTGCTGATCTTTTGTTAAAAGTGGTGAAACCTGTGACGAAGAAGATTGTGAAGAAGATTGCGACCTTAAGGGGTAAGACTCCCCCGATACTTTCTGAGTCTGAGAGGAAGGCGGCACAACGGGATCGGAATCGGGCGATAAAGGTGTTACGTTCGGCACTGAAACCGAAGGGATAGAGTGACGATGTTGCTTGACAGTATTAACATTTTGCACTACAACGTCTGCACACACTTTAAAGTAAGGACTCCTAGGATGAAAAGAAATTCCTTGCTGCATTAACTGTCCACAATTCTTAAGTCTCGCAATCTCAAAGTCCAATCTTTTGTTAGCAATCATTTGTTGCTGCATTTGGATTTGAGTATCTGCTGCTGTCTTACAACGTTCTTGTAGTCCACCATCAAGGGGAAAAGAAATCGTTGCTGACAATCCAATACTGGTGCTATAGTTTCTAGTATCACCAGTTCTTACTGGTTTATCCCATAGTTTAGAGCCAGGATTATCAGGCACACCATCACCCATCATTTCCATGGTAGTGATAGACATGTCTGCACC